TTGATAGTCAATTAGGTAATGACATATTGAATTTAACACCAGAAGATAAAAGTCGTTTTTTTCAAATGATTGAACAGTATGCTGATATTTTAGAAAAAATACTACACCCCGGTATCGATATCATTGAACACGTCCAAGGTAAACGCTTTGCAGCAGCTAATGCCAACCCACACGAAGGCATTAATTGGGATTATGATTGCCCAATTATTCGTCAATATGAAGAATGGAAAGCCTCTAAGGCTTAATACACCATGATTTGTTATGTTTCAAAAATTAAAATACAAATTCAATCCAGAACCATTTGATATAATCGGTTCTCGCATACGATTTGGTGAACAAGTAAACGACCAGTTTAAAGGCATCGAATACTTCAACATCAATCATTCAAATACCAATTCTCTCTTTAATGTGGTACCTAACCAACATAGAGAGAATTTTTGCTTGACATTAATGAAAATTAATACTATAATACCTCCACATACAGACACAGGTATTTTGGTAACAATTAATTTTTATATTGAAACAGATAATTGTATTACACAGCTTTATAAATTTAAAGGTGAGCCAAAGAAATATCAAATAGAGAACCAAAAAGAAGGTTTCATATTTAATGAAAATGATTTGGAAAAAACAAAAAGCTTTGTTGCAGAACAATATGATGCATGGGTTCTTGATGTAAGTAAACCACACAGCGTAAGTGGTGGTGATAATAGAATGGCCTTCTCTTTGGCAACGAATACATATACCTATGATGATGTTTGTAATATGTTGTATGAAACAGGAAACTTATAATGTGGATTGAAAAATTAGATTTTAAAGTAGACATTGACCGACTCCGTAAAGAAGTTGAAGAAAATGTTTTCACACTTGGTAAACAACAAGTTCAAGGTGAAGAATTTGAAACTGTAGAATATCATGGCTTTGGTGGTTGGACATTGACATCTAGAACTGGTGATTGGCGAGATGGTTGGGAAGTATATCACTCAGATGATAAAGAAACAAACGATTTATTCTTTCCCAATGGTCAATACAATTGGCGAGCCATGAAATATCTTGATGTTGCTCATGCCTTTGAACATAAGAATCCAACTCAAGGTTGCACAGGTTATATTAAAGAAGTATTGAATCAATTAGAAGAATTAGGATTCTATCCACGCCGTGCCAGAGTATCATGCTTACAGGCACACTCTAAATCATTAGTTCACAAAGATGCAGCCACAGACAATTACATGGCTCGTATTCATATACCATTAATCACCAATAAGAAGTGTGTTCATATCTGCCAAGGTAAATCGTTGCATATGCCTGCTGATGGTTCTGTGTATATTATGTGGGTGAATGTTTGGCACCAGATTCGTAATGATTCAGATGAAGATCGTTTTCATGTTATTATGGATGCCTATGATACGAAACACATCACCAATAAATTTAAATATATGGGTGACATCAAACTAATGGAAAATGATGCAATTCAGTATCGCAAGAATGTTGATGGAGTTACACTTACACCAGAGGAGATTGCATTCTTTGATAGAATTAAATCAAAGTTTGTTACCAAAAAAGAATAATGGATATTGTAAAGAGTAATTGGTGGATATCACCATACTGGACTGTTGAAACAGGACTAAACAACCAATTTAATTGGGAATTAGAAGAAGAACTGTATTGGATTGCCAAAGACATTGCAACAGGCCGTGATGCCAATCCAAAAGATAGTTTATGGGAATATGACCGACCACATTTAAACTATCTAAAGAACATTATAAATTTGGCTGTTAAGAAACATGTGTTCTCTCTTATATCAGAAGCACAACAATTAAACATTGAACCTGATTATGTAATGGCGTGGGCCAATATTAAAGAACCAGGTGAAAGTATTGAAGCTCATGCACACAATGATGCCTCACTCACGGCTACCTATTATATTCGTGCCAAAGAAAACTCTGGTGATTTGGTATTACTTAGCACAGAAAACATTATTGATGATAATGGTGCATTTATTCGTAATGATAAATCAGAATTAAAACATATACACATTGAACCTAAGGAAGGATTACTGGTATTTTTTCCAGCATATGTTATTCATGAGGTACAAGAAAATAAATCAAATGATTTGCGTATTTCTTTATCAACCGATATAATACAAAAGATAGATAGAAATGCACCAAATGCCATGGTGTTGAAAAGTTGGACTAATAGTTTTTTAAAAATGAGAGAAAATGTTTAATTACTGCCCACCAAAACAATTACAAGACCTGCAATCAGAAACATTTCCTGACGGTAAACGATTCTATAAACTACCTGACGGTACAAAACTACCATCGGTTACCACAGTAATTGGTGCTCAAAAGAAACATATCTTTCAAGCATGGCGTAACAAAGTGGGTGAAGATGTTGCCAATGCCATTACAAAGAAAGCCACTTCTCGTGGTACCAATGTTCATACATTATGTGAACGATATTTAAACAATGAATCATTAGGTGATATTATGCCTGATGCACATGAAATGTTTTTATCAATTAAGCCAGAGCTGAATCGTATCAACAATATTCATTACCAAGAACAGGCATTATGGTCTAAACAATTAAACATGGCAGGCCGAGTGGACTGCATTGCTGAGTTTGATGGCACACTCTCGGTAATTGATTTTAAAACATCCAAAAAAATTAAGAGCCACGAAGATATTGAAGATTACTTTTGGCAAACATCTGCCTATGCCTTGATGTATGAGGAGTTGATTGGTGAACCTATCCATGACTTGGTTATCGTCATGGCCGTTGAGGATTCGAGTCCTATCGTGTTCAAACAAAAGACTGAGGATCACATAACAGGCCTAGTCAATGCCATTTCATATTATGAGAAGAATGGTAAACATTGACTGAACGGCTTGACTAAATAAGTATAAACACTTATAATAGGACACTATGAATAGATATTGGAAAAAACTCTGCACGCCCGAGCAGAACGAAAGACAAATGGGAGCTCTAAAAATATTGGCTGGTGGTTTAAGTTTTCTTTTTGTTATTTGGTTACTAGAAAGGATCCTGTAATGCCTAGCAAAGATTGTGTAAAAGAATATAAAGTAAAAAGTTTTGCTTTCTACATGGGTGCCTGTGCATTTGCTGTGTGTGTATTAGCAATACTTTTTATATTGAAGTAATTCGTAGAAGTTGTTTAAAAGTTGTTGTGGACGGCGGTGCAAATCCGCCCACCTCCACCAAAAGTATATTAACGAACCGAGTTTCCGGTAGCAAACACACATTATAGTTGTGGTAATATACTTCTGATGGGGGTGCTTAGATTCGACATGGCAAAATAAAACAATGGAGAATCGTCAAAGCTAAAGACGTTAGGATTGAGGACACTCGGTCGAAGAAGCAATTGATTTAACCGCAAACGATAATAAGTATGCACTTGCTGCCTGAATAAGGTAAGCGGAGTTTCACCAGGTGAACTTAGCAACAGAATCACCTGGATAAATAAATCACCAGCACAACACAAACCGCTGGTAATACACATAAACACACACAAGGAGAAGTAAATGAGTATGACACCCTATGAGATACGGCTAGAACTCTTAAAAATGGCCAAAGAAATGCTCACCGATGACTATTATGGCAAGCGTGAAGTTATTTCAAACGAGTGGACAACCAAGGTAGAAGAATCCAAAATTAACGGAACTCCTTCACCACAACATCCAGGTTTTCCACCATTTCCCTCCGAAGAAGAAATCATTAAAAAAGCAGAGATGCTCAATGGTTTCGTTTCTCAAACCCCTCCACAACCTGAAGTAAAAATAAAATCGAAAACGAATTCGTAATTGGAGACCAAGGCGGTCAGATGTTTGGCCGCCGTAATCAAAAAGGAAGAAAAATGTATTTCAACCGTAAAGTAACAAATAAATTTTTAATTGCAATCTCAACAGTTCTCATTGCAGTTAATCTACTAATTCCCGTAGCCAAGGCACAAGCAAACAAAGCAACTGTTTCAAATCTTGGCAATCATTTCAGTAACGAGGTACAATGCCTTGCTGAAAACATTTATTATGAATCTGCTAGTGAGTCCTTTGAAGGTAAACTAGCAGTAGCACAAGTAACACTCAATCGTGTAAACTCTGGTAAATTTCCTAAAACAGTTTGTGGTGTTGTCAAGCAAAAAGATGAAGTGAATGGTAGAATAGTCTGCCAGTTCTCTTGGTTCTGTAGTTCAGCATACAGTATGATTCGTAATTCATACCAATGGGAAGAATCGGTACTTGTTGCAAAGAAAGCCTTGACATCCGAAGTTTCTCATGTTATACTTCATCGTGAAAAGGCCATGTATTATCATGCCAATTATGTGAAGCCTAATTGGAATTTACCAAGAATCACACAGATTGGTAATCACATTTTTTATAAAGAGAGAAGTAAAATATAATATGCCAACAAAAGGTGAGATTAAAGATTTTAGCATGATGATTGAAGAACTGGCATTCAAATTGAGATGTAATCACATGGATGCCATTCTACACCATTGCAAAGAAACGGGATTAGAAGTTGAAGTGGCATCTACATTAATTTCTTCCGCACTCAAAGCAAAAATTCGTGAAGAAGCACAAGAATTAAATTTGATTAAGAAAAGCTCTAAGTTGCCAATCTAATTAGTCATGACAGAGAATACCGGTTTTGCCGCATATGCCTTATGGAATGCTTTGAAATTACATTTTACTTCCGAATCTTATGATTACTTTAAGTATAACGGAAAAACAAATGTATCTAAGCAGACATTCACCACCAACAAATCAAAATACCAATTCTATAAACTATCCCGTAAATACAATTTGGATGAATTGAAGAACTTCTATATTGCCAACTTTATACAAGGTAAAGGTGATTGGGTAGGTGACTTATTACAAGATGGTGATGAGAACTATACTAAGTGGCAAAAAACTCAACAGAGCTTGACATATACCTTTGAGAATGATATAATGTATATGTTTGATAGTGTTGATGGTGCCGAATTCTGGCACATTGACGATTATTTCAAACCTATTGATGGTGGTTGGCCAATGTTAATTACTAAGATGATGCATGAGAAGATTTCATTGGAAACAGTTTGTATCCTAATTGATATACTTGGTTGTATGCCAAAATGGGAGAAACAAATTACAGAAGATATTATTTGGCCAACACACCAAAGAATTATAAAAAAATATACACCGTTTATACCATATGATAAAGAAAAGTATAAACAAATTTTAAAAGAAAAGATTAAAGAATATGCATAAGATTACCAAGATTTACTTGGACATGGATGGTGTGATTGCTGACTTTGATAAACGATACAAAGAATTATATAAGATTGCACCAAAAGATGCGGACACATATAAAACATTTGATAAGTTTTTCACAACCTTCATTGCTGACAGACAATTTGCTAAATTAAACTTGATGCCTGATGCGATGATGTTGATTAACTATCTTAGGTCATTAAAGATACCAACAGAGATTCTTTCATCCACTTCCTCTGAGAAACGAGATGCAGAGATTCGGGAACAAAAGATAGAGTGGTTGAATAACCATAACATTGAGTTTCCTGTTAATTTGGTACCAGGTAAAAGGTTGAAAAAGAATTTCTCTAACCAAAATTCACTATTGATTGATGATACTTCACAAAACATCGACCAATGGCGAGTAGAAGGTGGTATTGGTATACTTCATACTGATGCCATTACTACCATCGGTATTTTGAAAATGTACACTTGACATTGGATAAATATTCTTATATAATGAATAATGTGGACAAGCCGTTTTATACACCGTTAATAATCCGTTTATACGAAAGGAAGTAAATTATGAGTTCATTTGCGAACCTCAAACGCCAATCTGGCAACCTCGATAAGTTATCTAAAGCAATCGAGGCACTCAATACCTCATCCGAGGGCAACGAAAAATCCGATAATTTCTGGCGACCAGAAGTAGACAAAGCTGGCAACGGCACGGCTACGATTCGTTTTCTGCCAGCACCTGCTGTAGATGGCGATGATGCATTACCATGGGTCAAAATATTCTCACATGGATTTCAAGGAGCAGGCGGATGGTTGATTGATAACTGTCTGACCACC